AGCAGCTGTTACAGGACCTGAACCTTTTGAATCAAAGATTCTGAACCGGCGATCCTTAACCAGTTTCTTGAGTATTGGTTCACTCACCTCAATATTCATTGCAGGTGCAACCTTGTTTATGTAAGGGATTACGCCCTTACCAACGATATTTACCTTCATAAAATCTTCTCCTTTTCATTTTATTATGTTTCACCTTCAAATGCAGATTTTATCTTCTCAGCAGAATAATAAGATTCTGATATGAGGTCTGTTTTTAATCCCATTGCAGCAAAATATAAATCCGCCGCAAGAAGTGTGGGTTTATCATATGCATTAGTCTTTATATCGGCTAACCTAACAGAGCCTGTCTCTGCAATTGATCTGAGCATGTTGTCATATTCGGCAACGTTATCAGCACGAGCACCTGTTATCTCGGATAAGATGTCCGTGGCACCAACACCGGCGAGAAGTTCATTCTCAATACCAGTAGTAGTTCCTCCCTTAGCATCACCTTTAACTGCACCTGTCATATCATCACGATCATCGTCATTCAATGCCAAACCAGTTTTCTTGGTAACAAGCTGCTGAGTTCTTTTGACGTTAAGGTATCCAACCAATACTGGCTGTTTGGTCCTTATGGGTCGGTTCGGATTAGATGATACATGTGGAATATATACATATTCGAATAATTTGATACCGAGGTTATCAGCAGCTTTTTCGATATTCTCGAATTTCAGTGTTCTTGAACCATCACCAAATTCTTCAATATCGAGACGTATGTTGCTCTTCTCATCAGCAAGGAATTCTTTGATCCATTTTGCAAATTGAGCATCATTCATTGATTTGAAAAATGATTCATACTTCTTTGCATTGATACCCGTTGGATCCATGAGTTTCAATGTTTGTGTAACGATATCCTCAATCTTTTTTCTTTTTACCGATGCATCCATTTATATCACCTACCTCACATATTTATTTTTCTTACGTACAAACGATTTAGTTTGTCATAAGAAATGCCTATGATGACATGGTCTGTTTCATTACCATAACTGACAGTCTCTGTACCAGATATTGAAATCACCAATGCATCAATACCTTCTTCGGTTTTATCAAAAAATACATCAATTGTTAATCCTGATATATCAAGTTGATTACATTGATCTGACAACTTGTTTTTGATTTCAGCAGGGATCTTTTTATCATCAGAATATTCATGAAGATAGGATTCAATATCAATACCCAATGTAGGTATTGATGGAAACTGTCCCGGCTTCATGAATAAGAGAGTGAGTATAACATTCACACCCAGTTCAAAAGACGATAATATTTTTGGTTTGTTCATCGAGTCTGTATCAAAAGCAACATCATAACCGAGAGTTTGAAATCTCCTTGGGAACTTTTTCGTTACTTCCGATAATGTAATTCCTACTTCATCCAAAGCCATATTATTCACCTTCTTCAAGATAATAATCAAGAATGCAATCTTCAACATCATCAATGAATGATTCTGTTACAGTAACGCCTGTTTTACGAACAAAATCATCAATGGTTTTCTGAAGATCTTTTGCTGCTTCAGGATCAAGTTGTTTCTCTTGACGTTTTGTATGCGAAACATCCATATCATCAATACCTTCATTTTGACTTACGATATATTTCAGATATCGTTTGATTTCCGGTTTTAGATGTTTACCAGAATCCAGTATCTGTTTGGCCATTTGATATGAAACAAGTTCACGATCATATGTCAATGGATGAACATCTTTTACATTGTCATATATTTTAGAATTTAACTTATTGGCTTTGGACACTTTTTCTTTGTTAACCTTGTTCAATTGAATCTGTCTCTTGAATGATGTTATGTGTATTGGGAGATTATACATTGCTGCGAACAAATCACAGAAGTATTCTTCCTGTACACCAACAGAAACAGAGAACAAAGAAAGAACCTTTTTGATCAACATTGATAAAGCTACTATTGCCAAATAGATTATTCCAGATGCAGCCATTAATGATGAACCGAATACAAAACCTAAACCTGCAAGCAAGATGGCACATGCAGTAGCAACCATTCTAACGCCTTTACGCAAACCCGTAACTGTTTTTATCATGCTCAAAGTTTTGATATAATCATCAAGCTCTTTTTCAGAGTTGGTTTTATCAACATTCTCCTTGATATCATTTTCAAACTTTTTCAATGCATTTGGGTTATCTTTTATTTTGGATAAAACATAAAATCGATTCTTTGATCTATCTTCATTAAACTCCATATCTTTTATGGAGAATGCTGATTTAAATCTGGATATTAATCCATTGACCTTTGAATCAATTGAAGCCTTATTCTCATTACTACCAACACCTGAAAATGTTCGTTTGATATCATTATGAAGATTCCTGTTTCTTATATCAACACTGTGTACGATGTTATGATATATCTCATGCAAGAGAATTGCGGTTAATGTTTGACCAAACAGTTTTCTGTTAGAAGGAACGATCTGAAGGATTTGTGTTGGGTTAACATTGATGATTATATTTAATCCACCCAATTGAAAACCCTTTTTCTTTGATATGGTTATCTTACTAACAGGAGCATCTTTAGGGAACTTTGTTAAAGCAGTGCCTGTGCCAGATGCATGTGATAGGTAGATTTGGAAATTACAATCAAATTGTTTTTCCAATTCTTTGAATCCCTTCTCAAAATGACCACCTTGTTTTATAAACTTATCTCTCATTTCTTTGACAAGCTCACCGGTTGGTCTAATGGACTTTGCATTGAGAGGTCTGTTACCTTCTTCAAAATCTTTCTTCAATTTATTATATTCTGATTTCTTACTACTGAATTCCAATTCAGCATATGCTTTATTGAAATGACGAATAGCACGAATAATGTGATCATTATTAAAAGAAAAAAGATCGAATGTTTTAGATGATCCAACGGGAATGTTAGATGATTCTACATAATATTCCAATGATTCATCATTAGAATTCATGGCAAACTCTTGAATCATTTTATGTTTGACATACATCATGTCAATAGATTCTCTAACGTTATCATCTGCTTCATATACAGAGTCCTGTACTATTGTGAGATCCAACATACACTACACCACCTTTCTTATTCAGGTTTATTTGTATCCGACTTGACATATATTTGATCAAAGTCAGTATAGTTTTTATCAACGATTTTTATGTAATGAATACCGGTCTTCTTGGTCTCATATGCAAGACGATTATCTTTTAAATGTTCAATCTCTCTCGAGTGTTCCATTCGAGGATGTGTGTTATCACTCTCTTTGATTTCTACTTCCAATGATAAAGATGGTATGTAGAAATCTGGGATGTAGAGATGTGTTGTCCCATCAGCCCATTTGTAATAGTAATTATGAGGTGATGGACAGATGACATCATTAGGAGACCAATCAAGATCTTTTAGGTGCTTCAGAAAATCTTCTTCATATGATCCGATGATTCTGAATTTGTGTTGGTCATCCCATAAATAATCCCTGGCTTGTGCATGATTAAAAATCATCTTGCGTTGCATATCCGCATCATTCAATAAATGCGGCTTACCGTATTTATCAACCATTCGTTTGTTATGAAAGTTATCCGCATACGCAGCCTTACATGCATCAGAACAGTATCTCTCGTATTTGAGAGTCTCTCTGTTAAAATGAACAGGGTTCTTTTTACATTGAACACATAAACGACCTGTTGGTTTTCCCACCAATAATGAATAAGCCCATTCTAAAGCATCATCACAATCTTCGGGTACTTGGTCATTGTGTTTGTATGCAATGTGTCTACAGAACCTATGTTTGTCATTAAATATTTTTGGACAAAACGGACATCTTGTATTACGCAAACTTATCAGTCCTTTCTATACATTTTAAATAGTATATATTAGCATGCGGTTCCGGATCCTATAAAAAATGAAAAAAAAATAACCCGCGCAAGGCGGGTTATTTTCTCACTTTGTGAAATACTTCTCGATGAAGTTTCTCATCTCCGGATCGTCAACTGTCTGATCCAGAAGCTCGCCGAAATACTTCTCATTGAATCTTGTCTGGATCCTTGATGTGTATCTCATAAATGTGATGTCAGTATACAGATTGTCGGGATTCGGAATGCTCAGAACCACAAAATCATTCTTGAGCCTGAGCTCGATGTACCTATCGAGCTCATCACTGTCCTTCGATGACAGCTTTGAAGGTGCACAGTACCTTGCGATGCCATACTTATCAAATGATCCAGGCATCTCAGCAAGCATGGTTTCCCATATATCATTGATAGTAACCTTCTTCTCTTCCTGCTCAGGTACTGATGCAGCTGAGTTGGCATAGTTTGTTACGGACACGCACATGCCAAGCTCATTCATCTTCTGAATGAGTGATGTGATTTCTTCGGATGTGCCGTCGAATATTTCTAAATTAACTCTCATAATTTTCTCCTTTTCTCCATCATAAGATGATGGTGTCAAAATGTTTCATCGTCTTCTTTTTCGTCATACGACGTAATAGCGTCTTCGTTTTCTTCGAAGTGCTTTGTCAGCTTACTGGCAATGCCTTCAGAAATGAGCTCGATCTGAATTGTCTTCAGAACGATAAAACCGCCCAACAGAAAAATTCCGAGAATCATATGCTGACGCATCCAGTCAGCTTCTTTGCGGCGGGCGTTCTCCCAGTTATTTATTGCCTTATTCCATGCCTTTTTCATAATAACCTCCGTTTTCTCCCGGTGTATCATCCGGGTGTCAAATTGTTTTTATTTTTAGTCAAGCTGATATCTTCACCCCGACTATTGCCAAGGTTACTCAATCAACTTAAATTATGACGGCCTTCTCCTGAACATCTTGAGGACACCGTCTCATATGCGACACATGCATCTGCTGAAAAGCCATGGTGTGGAAGAGGACACCCATGAACCTACATATGCCGGACAGTTTTCACTGTCTACCTTCTTTCTTCTTCATAGTAATAATATATATGTAGAAAATCAAAATAATAGCCAGTAGCATATATTTCGGGGCAGCATAGAAAACATGTTAGGTAATGTCAGGATGAAATGGTTGCCAACATTGTGAATTATTGATGATAAACATAAGGTCATCAACCATATGCTCGTTCATAAGTTTCAAGACTATCAATGTCTTTTAATTTGATCGAAAGTTCCTTGCTGATAACTTTCTTCGTTGGTTCAATCAGATCAGTATTGTCTGCAATTGATACTAATTTGAGAAACCGTTCAAAGACTTCTGAATTCATTTTATCATCCTTTCTGGATTTAGAGTTTTCATCCTGGCATTCCCTTCAAAATAATAATATATATTTTACGGGGGATCATCCCCCGTAATAAATATTATCAATATATAGAATGTTCGTAAACGGAATGATAATTCCCTGCAAGACCGGGATAAAAAATATGTAAAGGAGCTTTGATATGAATAGATCCAATAAAAAGATTTCTCCTGTTGAGGAGAGTCCAAAGTTGAAATGTGATTTTTCCAAGGCATTCAGAATAAAGTTTGATGCATTGGTAAAAGCATATTCTGATTCACTCGAATCATTGAACAAGATGAGTTCTGGTAAGATCGATTGTGACTATGGTGTATGTGCAACATCATACAACACAAGATTTATTGCACCAAAGGACATTTCAACATTTGTTGATAATCTTGTAAGAGCCGTTGATGGAGGATTTTTCCATGACAACATGAATGATCTCAACACATTCCTCGTTGCATCAGTTAAGAAATGCTTTGAGGATAATGGTAGTGCACCCATAGATGATGATGCTACCATAGATGATTCTCATGATCATGTAGATCCTCGTGCACAAACCCTTCAGGATCTTGAGATGGTATGTGCAAACGACTATGGTCCTGTATCAGTCTACAGTAAGGGAGAAATGGTACAGAGAATCAAACTTGCTTCTGAAGATATCAAGAAGATGAATGACATGCACTTTGCTGCTAATGCAAAGAAGCTTGTTGATGCACTTCCTAAGATATTGAATGACGCATGTGTATATTCTCAAGGTATCATGAAGGCTATCACTACTACCGTTCAGGATTTCTTACTCTTTGCAGCTACTGTAAATACATGCACAGTATTACAGATGTATGCTTATTGTAATCCGGCAACAGACTATACTTTCAAGAAAGTCAAGGATGAGAATTCTGATAAAGAGAACGTTGTGACTGAATGCTGCATGTGTAAGTCAAATGACTACATGATCAGAAACAGAATTCCTTTCAATTGTAACATGAGAGATGTAGTTCTTCAGGATGTTACGCCTAACTTCAAGGATACACATGATGCGTTACATTTCATCATGAAGGATGGTAGATCACCTATCGCAATACTTGTTAACAAATATGCGCCAAAGGATGCCGGTAGAAATTTCCATGGTGGTGATGCAATCGCCAGAATGTTCCTCGGTATCAATAGATGTAATGAGCGTTGTCTTGCTGATGTGTTCAAGAAAGATGGCGAAAGTGAATATGTTGATCCTCTTAAAGACGTTGCTGGATTCCAGACAAAAGTGGATTGGCTTGATACAATAGCTTTCGGTAATAACTATCTTGATGGAAACTATCGTCGTGATGCAGTTGGAAACAATCATGTTCATCCCATCACTAACTCTCTCGATATGATCTACAAAATGTATGGTGGTGTAGAGCTCAAGAGTAATGACGAGCTTGCTGAAAACATCATTAGCATCGCTGGAGCAATCAAGGGCATAATTCATGCATATAGTGATGGTGCACCTATAGAAAACTATGAACTCACAAAGGATGTTCTTGTTCTTCTCGGTGAGATTCTTACAAGAAACATGCTCAGGTTGTATTACAACAACACCCAGGTCATCAAGTGCACTGATGATATGCCTAATGCTGCTGCTCCTGGATTCATTGGTGAGGGTTACATCATGGAAGCTGATGCACCTACAACTGATCAGACAGGTTCCTCTCAGGGATCAAAGGCTGAAGAAAGCGGATATAAAGGCGTCACATTCAAGGATGGTAACGGCAATGAAATCAAACCAACAAATACTGATGGAATCAAGAAGCTGATGGCAAAGATTGCTGAATGGTTCAAGAAGATATTCAGTAACTTCGGTAAAGAGTCTCGTGAGAAACTCAATAAGTATATTGAATACATAAAGAAGAATGATTCTCTCAATAAAGAGATTGGTTCTAAAATCGGTAGAGATTTCAGACCTTATCTGAAGGATTACAAGAACTGGAAGATCTCTGTACCGAAGTTTGAAAAGGCAAATGATAATGTAGTAGAAAACTATCTCGCTGATAATGGTGATCAGAATACTTCATTCGAAAAACTGGTTCTTCTTATGCTTGGTATTGATAATACCGATAATATCATCACATCTGAAAATAGTGGTGGTGCAGATAAGACAAACTGGAAGGATATAACAGACAGAGTTATCAAGTATTACTTCTTTGATACAACTGATGAATCACAGCAGACCACTGTTGGTGATATGACACCTCAGCTATGGGAAGATTGCTATTCCGACGTTCTCAGTTCTGCCGATGCAATCGACAAAACCGTTGCGGCATTTGCCAAAAAGAACGATGCTATCAAAACTAAGATAGATGCAAAGTTGAATGAGCAGAACCTTGCAGAAGGTGTTAAGAAAAAGCTTGACACATTGTCAAAAGCATATCAGAAAGCTTTCACCGATCTTGCTCGTACAATAACAACATACATCCTTAATCCCATTGTCAAGGAAAGATGGGCTCTGTATACAACAATTATACAGAATTACAAAAATCAGCAGAGTTCTTCGGCTGCGACAACAACAAATACAGAGGGAGGTAATAATAATGCTTAAACCTATTCAGGAAACAATTACTCCAATGAGTAATATCAATACAAATACGAGCAGTACATTGGCTGAAAGTAAACAGGTAGTAAATTCTGTACAGGAAAAAGTCAATAAGCTTGTTTCCGAAGCTCCCGATCTTGTAGCTGCACTTGAAGCAGTTGGAGCAATGTATGGTATACCTGCAACGAATATCATTTCTGATGATGCTGCAACATCGGTTAGAGTTGAAGACGACACCATCATAGCTCCTCCTGTTGCTAATCCTGCTGGCCAGACAAAGGTTATCATGCAGGCGATAGGAAGTGTTCTTGATTATATCTCTCAGAGAATAGATGATAAGATCAATGACTATCAGGCAAGAAACATTGCGAATGGTCAGATGGCCGATAAGATATCAATGTTATCAAATGGCCCAAAGGGTAAATGCATTGGTATTTATAATGATGATGAGGGTGGAGAAATTCATGCATATGATTCAGGTGCAGTTGATATGCCCAATACACCCGCTGCCGTAGCAAAGGTTGCTGAACTGAGAGCATCCAACACAATACCAACATTTGATCCTTCAGCAAGTGCAAAAAGACCTGGCGATGATTATTTCAATGATGAAGATTCAGACATATCTGCAAATGTTGATATGAATGCATCTGCCGATGAAGCTGCTGATCAAGTTAATGTTCAGGCAACAAGTATTCCTGATGAAATACAGGAATCTGCATATCATGTAAATATGATAGCTAAGATGGGTGATACAACACATCTCGGTTATGATCTTCTTCAGAAACATGGTTTTGACTTTGTTAAGCCCATTGATTCAGTATATGTTGAATCTGCAACTGACACAAAGAAAAACCCCAAGAAAAAGAAGGTTATAACAAAAGAAGACATCAAATACATGAGGTTTGATAATTCAAATATTGTTAAAGCAATCAAGTTCTTCAATGACGCTCGTTCTGAACAGGATGCTGACGCAGAAAAACTTGACACAAAGAAATTCTTGAATAACCCATCATTCAAGAAGGGTGTTGAGTGTTTGAATAAACAGTTCGACTGTAATATCAACATTCGTTTCTTTGCAGATAAGTCTGGATACGAGAACGTTGCAACACGTCTCCATCGTGATATAAAGAGAAATCTCACTATATCAAAATCAAAAGGTTTCCAGCTTAATGGTCAGCCAATATCGATATATGTATTCAACAGATTCTTCGAGTCTAATAACTCTAATTCGAAGCTGTTCGGACAGACAATGGTATCGATATTCCTTCATGAGATATTCCATAACATTTCTCTTGTATTACGTGAGGAAAGTGCAAAGATGGCTATGTCTCTCGTAACAGCACTTAATGCGGCTGGTTCAACAGACGATGTTAAGAAAAAGAGAATCATCATGCAGAATTATGTTGATTCAATTGATGCTGTTTCAAATAGCAAGCTTATAGATAAGATTGCAAAGAAGAAGATGGTTAAGCAGCTCGTTGCATTGTCGATGGTTGAAGAAAAGGAAAGTGCAGCAAAGAAACTTGCTGCTAATGCAAAGAGAACTGAGAATGCTGATGCATATATAGATTCTCTTATAAAGAGATATAAGAAGTCTGTAAAGAACACTTCAAAGCCGGGTCCTGCACGGTATATCACCTGGTCACTTATTGCAGCTGCTGGTATCGTTGGTACGATTATGACAGAAGGTGCTGCACTGCCTGTAATAGTAGGCGGTGCTGGTATTGCTGGATTATTGGGAACAATGACATTATCTCTCGCATACATTGATGCAATATCAACCTATTCTTCTGCAAAACTCTATGAAGAATATTACTGTGATCTCTTTGCTTCAATGTATCAGCTTCCTATAACATTCTTCGTTGGTAGCAGTAAGGAAAAGTACACTCCAAATGAGTTCAAAACAGAGAAGCTTAATGAGCTTGCTAAACTTGAAATGGAACTCCATAAGAATGTATTTTCATCTTATCCAACACCACTCGAAAGATGTCATGCTTCTGTACGTGCAGCGAAGACTCTTCTTGCACAGAAGGATCTTGATCCGGAAATAAAGAAGTATTGCAAATGGATCGTTGATAACTTCTCAGATATTCATAAGACAAATATCAGTACTATATACAACTCAACAACATTCTCTCCTGAAGAAGCAGAAGATCTCGATAAGCATCTCAATAATCTTATATCAAAACACAATATCGTACTGACTGAATCATTCATAGAATGGTTTAATGACGACAAAGTATTTTGATGAAAGGAGGATAATAATCAATGAGTGTTTATGTTGAAAACGAAATCCTCTCATCGATTGATGATATAGGTTATTCCGTTCAGGAATCAACTATCAATGTACTTGATGCAATGATAAAAGAATATGACAAAATGTCAGATTTCTTTGAATTCTCCATATTCCAGGAAGCTGTAGTAATGGAAGGAAAAATCATGGATGAAGCTACTGGAAAGAATACTTTCGATAGTGCTTTCAAAAAGATAATTCTTTTCATACCCCGTCTTCTGGCAGGTATTGTCAAAGCTATTGCATCGGTATTCACCGACAAGTTTGATGACGACCTTGATAAGAATGCTCCGGAAGCAATCAACAACCTCAACAACGAGAATGATCCCCAGAAGCTTAATACTGCACAGGCCAATACTCAAGCAGTGTCAAATGAGAATATATCATTTGAACCTACTAAGAAACACTTCATTCTGGGTAAAAAGTTTTGGCACATCAAAAACTATATCAAGATAGTTTCTGGTGTTGGTCCCATCTTCAAGAAACTTAGGGATGGTGGTTCCAGTTATTCTACTCTTGTAAAGGAATTCAGATCAATACTTTCTGGCAAAACATCTCTTGATGAAGCACGAGTTCTCACAGCTGATGTAATGTTTGAAATGGTAAAAGACTCATCACGTGTTTCACGTGCCGTTAGTGGTATCGTCGATGAAGTCAGATTCAAACTTGAGAAACAGCTCCAGAAGGCTGTTGAGACAGGTAAAGATGCTTCTGAACAGGCTGCTATCAAGGATATGTTGGATGAGATATCCAAATATGCCGAGATATGTAGTACTGTTACAACATTCGGTGCTATCGGCGGTAAGATTGCCAAGTACATGGCTAACGGTGGACCATTCTTCGTAAGAAAAATCCTCGGTACAGCAAGAGCTAACTTCAGCCATGATCCGGAAGAAGATAAGGCACTTGCTGAAGAGAAGCGCAAAGAAAAAGAACTCAAATCAAAGATCAAGGGTTCTAAGCAGGAAACAAAACGTCTCGAACAGGACAAGAAGCGTATCGCAAAGAAGCAGAAGAAACTCACCAAACTCAAAGAACGTAATGAAGAAAGACAGGATGAACTTTCAACAGCACGTCTTGAAAGGAATCTTGCACGTGAAGAAAAGCAGGATCAGAAGGATGAATTCTGGGGTAAAGAATCTGCCGAAGTTGAAGTTCCTGATACATCCGATATTGTTGATGAGGGTCTTCGTGATGAGTTTCATGCAATAGTTACTGGTGATGATGGTGGTACTGAAGTCATTGATGGAAAGGAATATTCGAAGACATATCTTGGTTCATTGAGAGGTGGTCCTAGTACCAAATTTGGTGATGACTTGGATAAAAAGTTTCATGGATCAATTCTCTGTAGACCAATCGGTGACAAGAGAGCTATAGAGTATTGGAAGAAACACAATCAGGATGATGATTATTCCTTACTGACTAAACCTGACTATTCAAAAGAAGGAGCTGAGATCGATGGATGATAAGGAGAAAAACTTAACAACTGACTCTGTTGAACTGACACCTGAAATGGAGGAAGAACTATCCAACGGTAAAGGTGAAGAAGAGTAATATGTAACCCGACATGTCATAGCCGGGGATTTCCCGGCTATGATATTTTTATAATTGCAGAGGTGATTAAATAATGATAAGTAACGAAATACTTACAGCTATTGATGCCGTAAATACAGAGGTGGAAAATTCTTCATTCTGTGTATTGGAATCAATGGTTTCTCTATATAGTAAACAGATAGATTTCATGGATTTCTGTTCTAATGAACTCAAAGATGAATATATCATGGAGGGAACCGTACTTGACAATGTTAAGAAGGCTGGTAAGAAGGATTCCAATAAGCTCGTGACTTTCCTGATGTTTATACCAAGACTCATAAAGGAAATGTGTAAAGCTATTAGCAAAGCCTTTAGTGACTCTTCCTTAGGAAAGAAACTCAAAGAAGCTTCTAATAAGTTTGAAAAATATGCCAATGCCGAAGAAAAGAAAGCAAAGGTTAATGAGATCAACGAAAAAGAAGGCAAAGACGTTGTCTACTTTGACGAAAAGTCTGGTAAGATAAAATTCAAAAAGACCTGGAAAGATGCGTTTGGTGCAATCGCATGGTTGGCTGGAACCGGTGATCTTATATTCAACTTATTTACAAAGATCAAGGCGGAGTTTGATGTTACTAATCCTAGTAAAATAAGAACTTTCGTAGATGAATGTGATAAGATTATTCATAAAAAGAAAGAGCATTCATTATCAGAAGTCATTGATATGGGTCTTGGAGCATTGGGAGACCTCATAGGTCATATATCTGGTATTGCCGGCGGTTTAACATCAGCAGGTGTTGCTGCATCAACACTTGTTGACAAAAAGCTTAAGGAAATAAAAATCAATGGTGGTAATGAAGAAGATCATGATGTTCTTGTTTCAATCAAGGAATTATCAAACAAACTCACTATAATCAATGCTGCTGTATTTGCTGGTACAAAAATACTCAGTGTTGCAAAGAAGGTTGTTGGATATATCAATATTCCAATAAAGTTGAATGAGGAAGATGACAAATTTAAGGGCAGAGTTGTTGATAAAATATACAGTAAGGTCACCAAAACAAATCCCAAAATTCTGGATAAATATCCGCAGAATGATGATGAGAGTGATGATAAATATAAGATCAGGATCGTTCAGACTTACTATGAAGCTATCACAAAGAAGAAGCTTCCAGCAGACGCAACAGCGGATGAAATCACCGAAGCAACCGATAAGGCTTTGAATGATATCTTCAAAAATACGGAAGATGCTGTTAAAGGAGCAGACATGAAGACTTATGAGGCTGCTGTACAAAAGTATTATGACGAGAAGAAGAAACTCCATGAAGAGAATCCGACCAAGCTTGATAAAGCTATTAAAAAGATAAAAGGAAAGAAAACTCCTAAGGCGTCGTCGGATGATTCTTCGGAGGATGTGTAGTTAAAGATAAAATAACTGAAGATCCTTATCCTGATAAAAAGGATGATAATTTGAAAATCGCTTCTTTGATAATTGACATATTTAAAGGCAGACACACTCGTGAAGAAGTTCATGATATTATATCATACTATGAAAAACAGAATCCCAATTTCTTTGTTGATTATGACATAAAAAAGAAAGAAAAGCCTTGGGATAAAGAATACTTTGAAGCTTTGAAAAAACGTGCAGTAGCAGGTACATCAAGCAAACAATTCATATTACATAGTACTGATGTCATAGATTATCTGCTCAAACATAAAATTATCAAAAAGAGGGATCTTAACCATTATTATTAATAAAGGAGGAATTATTTATGGCATTCACAAACAGTTCATTGGTTAGTTTAACCAGAATTTCTCCAAACAGAAATTCGCCGAGAAACAAACCGATTACAAAGATTACTATTCACCACATGGCTGGTGTAAATAGTATCGAAACATTTGCCAATATAGTTGCTGCACCATCAAGACAGATGTCATCCAACTATGGTATCGGTAATGATGGTAGAATCGTTTTAACATGCCCTGAAAGTGACAGATCATGGTGTTCATCTTCACCAGAAAATGACCATCAGGCTATCACCATTGAGGTATCTAACTCAGATGGTGCTCCTAATTGGCCTATATCGACAGCTGCATACAATTCTCTTATCAAACTCTGTGTTGATATCTGTAAGAGAAATGGTATAAAGAAGCTTGAATTCACTGGTAATAAGAATGGTTCACTCACATTCCACTATATGTTTGCTGCAACAGCATGCCCTGGTCCTTGGATCAAAGCAAGAGCACAAGAAATATGTAATAAGGTAAATGCTCAGCTGAATGCTGCTACAACCAATCCGACTCCCGCACCCGCACATCCAACATCATCTACATCCAAAACATCTTTCAAGGTCGGCGATCTTGTAAAGATAAATGACGGTGCTAGATACTATAATGGTGGTGGTATTCCTCAGTGGGTTGTAAATGAGAAATGGTACATCTCATCTATTTCTGGAGATAGAGCCGTTCTTGGTCTCAATGAAGCTAAGAATAGAAATATTCAATCTCCTATCAAGACAAATGATATCACACTTGTAAAGGCAGTATCAACATTCCAGGAATACACCAAATCATTCAAGGCCAGTGAACCCATATATGGATCTGCAGGTGGCAGAATGGTTGGTACAATGGGAGCTACTGGCGTATACACTATCATCGATGAGAAGGTCTCCGGTAGTGCTACATTTGGAAAACTCAAATCCGGTAGAGGTTGGGTTGTCGTAAAGGGTAGTATTACACTCAAGAAAGGTGATAAGGTTAAGATCAAATCGGGACAAAACTATGTGTATGGAACAAATAAGAAGTTCACTATGTTTGTTTCGGTATACACTGTTCTTGAAGTAAATGGTGACAGAATTGTTATTTCTTCCGATGGTAAGAACGTTACAACTGCTATCAACAAGAATAATCTTCAAAAGGTGTGATATAAATGGAATTTGATTTTATTGATATTGATGCAATTGTTCTTGAATCAGCTATCAATGTTTTCGAAGCACATATGAATTATGCAAACAAGATGAATCTGATACGTGACATAAATAACAATGTTACAATACCCGAATCTTTATATAATAAATTAAATGACATGATATCAGATAAAGTTGTGATGGAAGCTAGTGTTGATACAGGTAAAACTGTATCAACACCTTCTAAATTTTTTACATACAAATGTGATTTCAAAACACATAACCCCAGTATAGCAAAATCTAATTATATATTAGCGGAATATATAATCTCCGCATTCGAGGCATCTCAACAAGCAAAGAAACAAAACAATGAACCAAATAATCCTTTAGGAGATCTACTAATCAAGAGAACTCCTCTTATGAATAGATTAATTAGTGCATTGTATAATGGCAAAATAGAGGCAGTGTATAAATTGATCAATTTATTAAAACGAGACACCCGAGGAGTATCATTTGTACAAGTTGACAAAATCTCACCTTTCAATGGTACACAAAATAGACAGGGTGAAATCACAGGAAAAGATACTTCTGTAAAGCTTAAATTTGTTCTACCTGTTAGACCATTATCAAAGATAGATTTTGAAAAATGTGAATACCTCAGTAAAATAAAAAATAAACAAAAGGAACAGAACGCTGTGAAAGCTGCTGAAGGTACAAGATCCGAAAAATTTTTATCTTTAGCTGAAGAAATTCGTGATATTCGAGCAAAGGCTCCATATGGAATGAATACAACAGATTCCGAAGCTAACAAACATCTCATTGAAGATACATGCTATACTGATAAAAAAGAAAACAGAAAAATGTCTTATCATGAATTTGCATTACATCTCATAAAAAGTACGAAAAATACTGAGGATACCAATAGAATGGTCGATTCAATAGAAAAAGATCATAATATATCATCTGACTTTTCGGTTGATGAAGGAGCTAACCATAATCATATGGTTGCTCTTGGAAAACAATTCGGCTTTATCAAGATAAAAGATGGGAATTAATCAAAAAAAAAATGGTGGGGGATTTTCCCCCACCATTTTTATTTAAAGTATTCTTTTTCATCATTTTCAGGTACTTCATCATCAGGCCAACGGCCATCTGATAAAGTACATTCGCCGAATGTATATGATTCGCCGATGTGACATGTCACATCATTGGTTGGTTTGATAAACCAACCATATGCCACGATTTGATCCGGGTGTAACATAACTCTCATTGCGGCATCCGGGTATATATCTATCTTTGCACAATCCCGCATGGGATTTGCTGACAGTCGATTATATACCTCCTGGATGGCGCTATCCAGGGAATCTACCTGGGAGATCTTTGTGAAGATCTCATAGTAGTCATCCCCTTCTTTGTTCCTTTTAAAGCACTCAAAAATCTCATAAATCATTTTCATTCCCTCTCTTCCAGATTTTTCCTTTCAGCTTACTTATTAAATTGAATGGCGCTTTGATTATTGTTATGACTAATGCCACGATTACTGTTGTGACTAATAATGGGATAAGGTACAACGTTGACACAACGTCTGCGAATATAGTGCCAGCGTTGGGAGCCTTTGCATTTGCGCCTCCTATACAGCAAAAGACTGCCAGTATTGTGACACATGCTAATGTAGTCATGATCATAATGACTCCTTTCTACTCCCATAGTGGGAGATTCATAAATGGTTTATTTTCTTATCATAGTAATAATATATATGTAGAACTTTAAAATCCTGATCGGTAGCATAGAAAATAGCCGTGATTTTTTCTTATTTTAAACGAATATATTATTCATTCGAATCGAGGATACAATAAACCAAAATCACTTATCTGATAAAACAAAAAGATGAAGGAGGAGTAATTTATATGGTTCAACAGTTAAAAGAATTGGATTATCCCGAAGGTAGTATTTTGTTTGATGTACGGTATTCACGTTCACCAGAGACATTCGAGGTAATTTATTGGAGTCCGATAACACAGCAATTGGAGGTTCAATATGAGCAACCTATTGTTGATATATGGTTTCTAAAAGAAGAATATAGAACGAACAAGTATCAAATTTCACAAGCAGAAATTGATAAGTGTTATCCTGTATATTGTAAGGTATCTGAAATACCAAAAGTAATCGCAATGAATATTGGTGGTGAATATGCCGATTTCTTTAATAAGAATTCAGCAACAATGCATCGTAGAGAATTAACAAAATTCATGTGTGAATGCCCATGGGTATTTAAAGCAGATTTCTCACCGGATGTATATTTCAGATTAAGATGGTTGCAAAAGTATGGAGATCAGATAGATGTATCCAAAGTAACATATTCATTCCTTGATATAGAGTGTGATGTTATTGATAAGACGATCGATCCTAAAGATGTCAAGGATGTAACGCAACCTGTCAATGCCGTTACATTGATATTACCGGCACAAAAGATATGTGCTGTAATGGTACTCGGACCACGTCCAAAACATAAACTGCATCCAAAGTTTCATAATCTTTTATTGAAACAAGAGGTTGAATATAATTGGATGATAAACAATCAATCAGAATTCAAGAGAATGGTCAAAGAAGATGATGATGACAACAAAAAATATCTTGCTGATTATGAAGTAAGATTACATTTCTTTGATTTCAATGATGAGATCAAATTAATCAAAACCATCTTTGATTACATCAATAAATATAGACCAATGTTCTGTTTATCATGGAATGGTAAGTTTGACCAAAACTATTTACTTCATAGAATTGAATATCTTGGTTATGATCCTAAAGACTTCTTTATTCCGGAAGGATTTAAAACCGAACAGTTGTATTATCATGAAGATAATTCTGGACAGTTCTCATTTAAGACATCATCAGACTGGTTCTATACATCAACATATACGGTTTACATATGTCAACTGAGACTGTTCGCGATGATTCGTAAATCACAACAGGAAAGACGAAGTTATTCTCTATCTTCTGTTGGTAAAGATGTTGCTAAAATCGATAAGTTGACACAAACAAAATCAGGAACGTTTAGACAATTCGCATATACAGACTTTATTAAGTTTATCTTGTATAATGTTCGTGACGTTGTTGTACAACTTGCAATCGAATTAAAGTCTAATGACTGTCAATCTCTTGTGGGTCGTTCTTATATGTTTGCAACACAGTATGCAAAATGTTTTAAGGAAACCCATATCGTTAGAAATATCAGAGAATTCATTTTCGAAGATGAAGGATTTGTTCAGGCAAATACACTTCTGATAGATCCTAATATTGATCCCGCTTTCAAAGGTGCATTTGTCGCACCCCCAGAACATAATAAACCAACTGGTTTAATATTGAATGGAAAGAGATTGAACTTAATAATGTATGGTGTCCTGGATGCTGATGCAGCATCATATTATCCATCAACTAAAATGGGTATGAATATGGACCCAATGTCATTGTTGTATAAATGTAATATAAACAATGAAGTGTTCCAGAATGGAATGTGCAATAACACATCATTCAACCAAGCATATATTTGGCATGATTCCAAGAATAGACCTCATGCTGAAGATATGACTGGACCATTGATGAATACTTATAAAAATAAGAATGAGTTTTCATTGATGTCTAACTGGTTTAACGAACCTACTGTATCCGAAGTATTTGAATATCTCGATATGCAGTTTGGTGTTAATAATTAATGGAGGTAAAACGAAATGGAAAAACTATATGGAGATACAAATATCCCCAACGTCGATATTGGACCATTAGCAAAACAATACATGTGCCTGTATGGAGTTAATGTCAATCTCCAAAGAGCAATACCACAAATTCAGGATGGATTAAAACCGGTACAACGTAGAATGTTATATCAGCTTTATACCATTTATGGAAAGAAACATGTTCGTATCTCTGTGCTCATGGGAGACTTGCTGAAATTACATCCTCATGGCGACCAAGGCCTTGGTGATACTATTGCAAGATTATGTCAAACATTCTCAAACAATATTCCACTCATAGAGACTGAAGGTAATGCAGGTACTCTTGCTGGTGGCGATGATGCAGCTGCTGCAAGATATCTTGATATTACTTTATCAGACTTTTCAGCAAAGGCATTGTTCGATGAGTTTGACGGAAAAGTATCGATGAAGCCATCATATGATGACTCTGCGGTTGAGCCGATATGTCTTCCTGCCAGATTCCCAATCATTCTGTTGAATGGTACTGCAGGCATAGGATATACTTTATCATCAGACATTCCTCCTTATAACATTAATGAGGTTGCTGATGCAACTATCAAGTTATTGAAGAATCCTGATGCAAAGATTAAACTTGTCCCTGATCTTCCAACCGGATGTGATATAATAGTCGTTGCAGATAATAGATTTGTAATGCAATCTTCATTCGAGATTGATATGGTTAATTATGTAATCACAATAACAAACACACCATATATGCAATTCATCGAAAAGCTTGATACACAATTGCGTATTCTGCAGGATGGACCAAATAGAATCAATGAGATTCTGACATTTGATCAGGAACAGGAGAGATTGGAGGACGGTCTCAGATATGTCATCAGGTGTAAACAGTGTAATCTTTATAAGGTACTTGAGACACTGTTTAAACGTATACCTGGATTCAGAGTTGGATTTACAACAACAAACATGGTAGTTGTAGATAACGATTTCCGTACAAAAGAATTTAATCCACGGCAGATTCTGAGATCATGGATAGATTTCAGACTTGCGTACAAACGTGGATGGTTCTTGAGAGAGCTTGTTGAAAAGTCTGCTCGATATGATATGCTGTCAGGTAAACTGTTTATGTTATCACCTGAAAATCTTGATAGAACAATTCGTGTATTCAAAAGATCGGCTGATGAAGATGCTATTATATCCAACCTCGTAAAGGAGTATAAAGGTAAAGTAACATCATCACAGGCAAACTTTGTTAAGAATCTCAGATTGTCACAGTTAAACATGTCCGAGTATAAATCAACTGAGAAGAAGATCAGTGATCTGAAGGATGAGATAGATTACATTCATGAGAATGTTGCTGATCCAGAAAAGATTCGTGATGTTGTAATTAATGAAATAAAAGAGATAAAGGAAAAGTATGGTTTCCCGAGACGCAGTAAGATACTCAATTCACAGACCAATGACGGTTCCAACATCAGTATCGTTCAGATACTTACTGATGGTTCAATTATGTTTTCAGAAACAGAAGATCCCGAACACATGTCTTCTGACATTGTACCCATATCCGGTAATGAGGTTTGTCTTATCGATGATAAGGGAAGATTCATCAAGGTTAATCTTGATAAAGTTCCACATGGTAAGCCATTAACACTCACATCTATTGGTAAAACAATGATGGGTGATTGTGTTGCTGCAGTATCCAATCAGATAAACAACATAGTTATGCTTACCAACAAAGGTCGTATCAAATATATGCCAATAGATAAGATACCTTCTAATGCAACCAGAAAACCTCTCATTCCAACATCAAGTGATGAAAAGATCGTTTCGATATTAGAAGTACCCGATACATCCCACGCAGATATTCTCATCTATACAAGTGATGGTATGGGTAAGCGTATATCAACATCTGATCTTAACAAAGTAAACTCGGTTGATGCAGCAGGACAGTTCATAATCAAAACCGATTGTGAAGTTCGTGGAATGTTCTGTATCAATTCAAACAAACCATACTTGGTATATGTTACAAGACTGGGCCGTCTTAGACTTAATCATTCTAAGTATCTATCAACAGTTAAGAAGTTTGCTGATCCTAAACCGATTATCAAACTTTCTCAACAGGATGATCTGATAGCAGTGTTCTGTGTAGACAATGATCAGTCGGTTACATTGTACCATGCTGATTCGAGAATCTCAACTGTTCACATTAATACATTACAGCCGACAACAATGGCAGTTGAACCAACACGTCCAAAACATGTTCCTGGTTGTAAGTGTATCAGAGCGACTTTGTCATAACCTTATTCAAAATACATAGGGCGGATTATCCGCCCTATGTAAATATATATTATTTATTTGAATCAGATACATCTTACTATTATAAAAAAAAAGGAGGTAATCCCAATGGGAAAAGTAAAAATATTTGATTTCACAACTCTTCGTAAGCAGTTGGAAAACATTATATGTGATGAAATATATAAAGTATTCTCATCATATCCCGACATTTTTACAGAAAAATATAAGGATATATTTTCTGTAAGTTTTACAAACACTACAATTCTTTTTGTTGAAGATGAGTTGTTTCCTTCTGAAAGGAAAACATTCTCAAGAAAGTTCATCGTTAATATGTACAATGATTCAGCATATGAAAGAAACTCTACTCCAATGATAGCACATATGTATGGTAATGTGGATAAGAAAAAGAATCTGAAGATATCGAAATTACTGATAAGAGTAAATACAGATATACTCGTTGAAGAAGCATTATCCAATATGTGGGACATCGATAATTGGATCGAGATTTTTCTGAAACAAGAAGCTCGTCATGAAGCCGGTCATATAATCGACTATATATCATATGATGGTAAAAAAGACAGTCTCTTCATTAAAAATGATAAGAAGAATAAGAAAGAAAAAGAAGCATGGAGGGAATGGTGGAAAGCAACAGTAGGTGATCCCCCAAGAACGCTCACAGATGACGAAGAACGTCTTCGTTTGGAAAAATACTTCAATATACCAAATGAAAGTATAGCTGACATGTATGGTAAAGTTGATAGAGCTAAATCAATAGACTATCAGTTCAAAAATCACAAACGCAGAATAGATGTTGTGATAAGAACTCATGTCCGCAAAGATAAAACCAAAAAGGAGTCGAAAAATGAATAAGACAAAGTTATTCGATATTGGGTCATTCAAAACCCAGCTTATTAAGATATTCGAGGATGAGGTTCTCAAAACACTCAATTCCCATCCTGAAATATTCAAAAAGAAATACCATGATATGGTTGTAATAAAAGTATCCCATTCAACAATTCTTTTTGTTGAAGATGAATTATTCAAGCCAAACAAAGACAAGAAGTCCTTCTCACGTCAGTTCATCGTTAATACATACAATGATGGTATTGTGAAAAGAAACAGCAGACCATGTTATGCAACATTTGCTGCAAAGACCGATGATAAAGGATGTATTCAAATAAAGAAATTAATTGTTAAGATTAATATGGATCTCTTCATTGAGAATGCATTATATCATATATGGGATTTTGATAACTATATCGACATAAACATACGTAATACAGCAAGGCACGAGGCCGGGCATCTCCTTTATTACATGCAGACATATGATGGGATGAATTATGAAAAATATAAACAGTCCCGTGAGAAGGTTTCTAAAGAACGTGATGAGTTCTATACTTGGGTAAAAAGTGTTACTGATGATGGAAGAAAGCACATGTCAAAGGAGCTTGAAACAGAGAGATATCATAAATACTTCAATATCTCTGTTGAAGCGATAGCTGACAAACTGGGCAATGTTGATAGAGAGAAGTGTATCGAATACAATGTCAATACATCATCACTATCTGCAGACATCGTCATAAAGACTAAACGTGTTTTCAATCCATTCGAGAAAACAGACGATAGTTCAAAGTAATACATAATACTGAAGTTAAGGGTGATATTAAAATGTCTGATATAAAACATAATACACATGATATAGGGGTATCGGTAAATGATAACGATACAATGTTATATGATATTTATTCTAATATAAGCAGACAATCTTTGGGGGAAATAAGTTTAACGTATGATCAATATTTGATATTGACACGTGCTTTTCAGCATAGGGGAATACTACATCAAGATCTTGCGTTACTTGTAAAATCTGGACATATCGACAGGAGGGACAATGATGGAAAATAAACATATCAGTAGAAATATCGCCGGATTAAGTACGATACATGAATTCTGCGATAAGTACCATCTTTCAAAAGAAAGTAATGGTGAATTAAAAGACATAACTGAAAATGTATTAGTAACATTACTACTACAAAATGAATTCAAACGTCCTCCTGAACAGGATAATTATAAAAAGATTCGTGTTTGTTATGATGGATCTGTAGTTGCAGTCGGTTATTTCAATGACGAACAAATTAATGACATTAAGAACTTCAACCATATTAGAGTTGAATTTATATAAAAGGAGATGATGCTCTAATGGCATCAACAACATGTTTTGTAGTTACTGTTAGAGCTACATCAATAACAATATCAAATGGAGAAGAAGCATCGTATCTGTTATCAACACTGATTGATATGTTAACTTATGAGGATGAGTTTGCTGAAGATACAAAGACTTTGGGTTTTATGTATGATAAAGAAACAGATACGTTGTTTCTCCATAAAGGTGTTGACATAGAATATCTTCAAAAGTGTTTGGGTAACATAAAGGTTGTATATGATTTATATCATCCTTTCAAACCAATGAAATTTGAATATGAGGAGATCATTCCACCTCGTAATGAAGAACAGGTCGATGTTATAGACTTTATTACTGGTGCTGGATACCACAACAACGCTGATCAATCACAATTATTTTTAGTTAAGTCAGGTGGTTTTGGCAAAATGGAACCCTATTCAAGGAAGATTCCTGCAGTTACAACACATATGAAGAAGTCAACGGTCTTGCAGGCTGGTAGATATGTTGATATAGAGCATGAAGATTGTGGTAGTGGATACATAAGAATGGGTGATCTAAAGATTGGTGACTATGTATTTGATAAACATGGTAAACCGACCCAGGTCATAGGTATATTTGAACATGGAGAACAAAATATCTATGAATTGACATTTGAGGATGGTAGAATTGCACAATGTGGTTTGGACCATTTATGGGCAGTATATATCGATGACAAAATAAAGTATTCTGTTTATGATACTAAGGAATTGATCGATCTTATAAACACTCATGAATTGTATATCCCGATATGTGAACCCGTTCAATATAAGAAGAAACCTTATGTTGCTGCTTGTTTCGGTCCACATATAACACCAACTCTCGATTCATTATATGGCACATATGTAAATTCATCACCAGAACAAATGCATGACTTTCTGAGAATGAAAGGATTCATTGGTACATGTGGGTGTGTGCATGTTGACCTAATAGATGATGAGGAAACCAATTTCTACATAAATGAAGTAGCTTTACCAATATTATATGCGATGGGTTATTCAGCGTATTATAATAAAGAAGATAAAGGGCTCTATTATGAGAAAAAAGAAAAACTTAGAATAGTAGACATCAAGTATTCTCATGTAGAAAAAGCCAGATGTATTAAGGTTGATAATCCAGACCACCTTTATCTTACAGAGAACTTCATAGTTACACATAACACCTTCTGTTCAGGTGTCGGACTGTGTAAGCTTAAGATGAAGACTCTCATTATTATGCATAGAGATGCATTGAGAAGACAATGGTTCAATTCATTGTTCAATATGAATGGTCTTACTACAAAAGAAGTACATGAGATAACTTCTACGGAAGAGCTTGAAGCAATTGCAAAAGGTAAACTGAAATTAGATTATGATGTTTATTTAATGACACATGCAACATTTCGAGCAAGTCTTGTTAGAATACAAAAGATGACTGATGTTATGAATATAACAAAGAACTTGGGTATTGGTTTAAAAATAATTGATGAAGCACATCTTGAATTCAGAGATACATTAATAATGGATTTCTGTTTCAATGTTAAACGCAATCTTTATCTAACCGCAACAGCAGGTAGATCCGGTAAAGATGAGAACAGCATATTCAAACATGTATTTTCAAATGCTGTTTTCTATAAGCCATCAGCATTACTTACTGATGATGCACCAAAGAGGTGGGTCAACTACAGCACTGTTGAAGTCAATACACACTGTAAACCAAACATATATAAATATAGGGTTGCTGGTGGAAAAGGAATGAATCCTGCATCATATGGAAAATGGGTTATTCAGTATGACAAAAAGCACATACATTTCAAATGTATTGAAGAACTCGTTAAGACAGCATATGAAAAAGATCAATATGCAAAGATACTCATATTTTTACCATTGATAGATCTATGTGAAGACTGTGTTTATTATTTGAAAACACATCTCGATAGAGACCGGGATTTTCAATATGATCTCGATATTAGAACGATTTGTTCAAAGAATTCCAAGAAGGACAACGAATATGCTAAACGAAGTGATATCATTGTGACAACAATTCAGTCATGTGGAACCGGTACTGATATAAAAGGTATCACAACAATTATAGCAGCATCACCATTCTGCAGTAAAATAACTGCTCAACAGACATTCTGGAGAATTCGTTATATGGGAAAAATAGGAGACTATTATGATATATTCGATTCTTCAGTTCCGATGGATAGATTTTGGCTTAAGAGTCGTTATAAGACATTTAAGCACATGGCCCTCAATATAAAACATATTGTGTGGTCTGAAGATGAAGAAGAAAAGTGAAAAAAATAAGCCCGCGGTTATGCGGGCTTATTTTTTATCTATAGTCATTGGTCTCACTCCTTTTTCGGAATAGATTTGTCGTCACAATCCTTAAACCAGTAAAATCATAGGGATAGTTACCCCGCGGTCTATTACTCCGATCGTCACCAGATAGACCTTCCAATATATTCAAACTCCCATTTGTCTTATGGTCGTTTGATGATACTGGACAATCGCTGTTCTTTAACGAGGTTCAGCTTCCTCAACAAATGTGCATCGCAATAATCACCTTTTCCTTTCTTATAAATCGAAGAGCTCTACCAGTTTCTGACAATCTCGGCGAGCTCCACCGATCTTGCCATTCCAATGTGTCTTCCGACCCTTACCGATGAATTCAGCAAAGGAATTCTCTGCCTGACTCAACGGTGTATGGAAACAGATGTCATATCTGTTTCCATCTTCATCCTTGTACTGGAAGTATGTCAGAACGGAAGGGTATCCGTTCTGATCATCTTCCTTGTTTACATAAAAATTCCACCCACAAGGCTTGCATGTTGATATTCTTTTTAATGCCAAAGCGATATACTTATTCTTGGCATAGTATCCAGTATACTGGGTAAATCGATCAGACATCTTCATGTTCAATATACCCAAGCCCTTGCCGGCGTCAGAGGCGTCCTGTGCAAGGACAACCATCTTTGCAATGTATCTAGCGTCCTTTCTCATACAGGACACCTCCTTTCTTTAATCGTCGATGGCCTTTTCAAATTCAGCCATCATTATTGCTTCTTCTACAGAAGAAGCTTCAACGTGATATACATAAATATCATCGTTGACATTTGTTACCGGACCATCATAGTTCGGATCGTCTTCTTCAACGATAAACTTATTCAGCTCATCGTCATATGTACAGCGATACTTCATACCTCGATGTCATCTCCTTCTTTGATTGTTTCGTAGAACTCCTTCATGAACTCGACGTGTTTTTTGAGTTCTTCATTAATTGCTCCATTTAAATTCTCGCTAAAGAACTCGTCATAATGGATAATCTTCTTGTTATTGTGTGAATCGAATATTGAGATATCTATGATGATACTACCTACGGAACTGTTGTAATTGTATACCAATCGGTCTGGTGTGGCGGCAACCGACCACCTGTCCGCGTCTCGTTTACAGGTCACCATATGGATACCGGGAGGTGACCAAAGATCGGGTATAGACCCGTCATATGCAAATCTAAATTTCTTAACCTGATTCATTGCATCCCGGAAGAAATCATCAGGATTTGCAAGCTTTGCGAATCTCATATTCATAACGTCCTCACTTTCTCCTTCAATAATGAAGGTGTAAATGGTTTATTTTTTATCATAGTAATAATATATATGTAGAAAGTTAAAATAATAACCGGTAGCATAGAAAAATTTTTCTAATATTCCATAAATATATTATTAATATGCACGATAGAACAATATTGTGCAAAAAGAAATGAAAGGAATATGAAAACATGAAATTCAAAACATTGACAAGATTGATGACATCTGTAATGATGTTGTCTACATTAAACTCGCTTGTTGCAACCATGATTATTATGTACGCTTATGGAGCATTCGTGGATTTCGTTGAGGCTCCATTTGCAATAATATTCGCTGGTGTGATTGCGTTATTGGTAACGATATCAATATCGTATGTCTTTTGCAACACTTTAATCAACGCTTATAAAGCTTCCCAAAAAGAAAAACGAAGGAAAAGATAATGGGCGGGAAACCCGCCCACAAAACTTAATCTTCAGAAACTACAATATCCCCATAATCTTCAAAACCCGGTACCGGTCGACATTTTGGGAACTTTATATCGGGCTTCAATTTACGAAGCTCACATTCGAGCCATGTTCTGTAAGCGTTATTATCAACAATGATCCAGTTCATAAGTTGGTTGACGCGATTGTTTAATGAATTTATTTGCTCGGTTAATTCTTTTATCTTATCTTCATTTTGATTCGTCATTTCCTCAATTTTCTTACGATACTTCTCTGATTCTTCAGCGTGACGTTCAGTAAGTTCTTTTAGTTGAGAGGTGATGTATTCATTTGATTTACGCTCAGATTCTTTTTGAGCATCTATCGCCTGTTGTTCTGTGAGTTGTGCTTCGGCTTTATACTTTCTAAAGCTCAATAATGCTATGATGATTGATGCCAGTCCACCGGATCCCAATACGGCACTGATAATCATAGCTATTACTTCGGCTTTGTTCATCTTATAAAACTCCTTTCATTGTGATGTAATACTGTGTGTTCTCGGATCCACGCAATATTTACATTCGAGTTTGGAAAATAAAAACATGATCAGAACAACAATAAGATATGGTGGAAAGATGGCGTAAGCTATCAGTTAAGTACACCAATTAATCCTC